TAACTTCATCTTCAATCTCTGACCAAGTAGCATACTCTTCTTCAGGGTTATTATCAAACCATTCAATAAAGCTTGTTTTTATTTGCTCAGAAAGAAACTCATCTGTATCATACTCTTCTACCTGTTCTCTTGTGATGGTGTTGAGGTTACCTACTTGACGCTTTAGGCTGTATTCCAACTCATCCATCCTGTTATCAGTCTCATCTTCTCTAAGAGAGTCAATGTCATAAACAGAAACCTCATCGCTTGGTGCTACAGTTATTGAGAAACGGTTTGATTCAACAACAGTCATTTCTGTGCCACCATACTCAATCGTGTCTCCCGGTACAAGATAGCTTTCATCTCCATTAATAACTTCGTAAGGAGCATTTCCAGTAGAGCTTACATATCCTTCTATAACAGCAATAGTGTATGGAGTAGGAAACCAAAGTTCAGTAGCACCTTTATCAGCAGCATGCTTGAGTGATTCCCTGAACAGCCTAAGCTCATGTACCTTCTGTGAGGCAATGAACTGACTCATCATTAAGTTTGCAGGCTCAGACTTTTTAATCTCCTCTATGCGTTTAGCTATGTATTTGTTTTCTTCTTTTTTTATTTCAAGTCTCTTCGCTTCATATTCGTCAACAATCTCCCTTCTTCTTGCAGCAACATCGGTGTTTTTAGTAGCCAAAATTCTTAAAGCCTCTACTACTGCTCGGTTCTCTGAAACATCTTCTAAAGTGAATCCCGGAACGGGAACGTAAGATGCGGAATATGAACCTTGAGAAAGAGGGTAGTCATCAGGAATCTTAGGAAATCCTTTAATGGTAGCAGTAGCTATTGTATCACCATCCGCATTTGTTGTATAATCAACAACAATACCAAATTCTTTTTTAATAGCTTCAGTAGTCTCGTTGTCTAACTTCCTTCTAAAGTTCTTGTTTACATATTCATTTACTTCATCTTGAGAAATCTTTGACGCATATAAATCATTAGCCTTATTCTTTTGGAAGTAGTCACTCTGCAATTCTGCCAAAGTATAAACGCCCGTATTTTGGTTAAACCAATTGCGAATGTGACCGAACAATCCTTTGTTAATTTGTGCGTCTAATGCCACAGAAGTTCTATCAGAAACCCATTTATTTACTTCTTCAATAGAACCTGCAGTACCTACGTACTGAGCTATTTGATTTGAAGGAGTACCGGGAGGCATGTCTGCATCAATTGCTACATACTGCTCAGTGTTTGGTATTTGCCTTACTTCCCATGTTACATCATTAAGTTGACCCTTGGTAAAATCTCCACGGAAATGACCGTATTGTCCATGGTCTATAGGACTGTTAAATATTATTGTTTGGTCTCTACCATAACTATGATTGTCACCAAGGTTGTCCATTCCATAATCAGAATATGACTTTGAGTCAATACGCTCAAGCTTCATAATCTGCGTCTCAACATCATCCCTGAACTCGTCAAATGATATTCTCTTTTGACCTTTATACTTATCGTATGACAGTACGTTATTGATTATGTCTTTTTCAATCTGCTTACCCTTTGATTTCATGAAGTCACTTATGGATTGCGGAGCAACCATAGCGCCTTTCATATTTTGAAATAATGGTTCTTCAAATACTCCGAGAGTAACTCTGCTGATTGGTCTTTTAGGAACTTCTGTATTTTGGAAAAGAGCACCACCCTTTTGTTTAATAGCTTCTACGTCACCTTCTTTTACATCGCTGATAAAGGTTTCATAAAAGTTATTCTTACCGGTTGTCTCTTCCCATACACTTGCCATGGCATCTGTTAATGCCATCTGAACATCAATCTCCTGTTCGGTTATTGCAGGCTTTCCTGTTTCTGCGGAACGGAGGAGTCCTGCATTGGCGATTCTTTGGATTGAACCTTTGACTTCTTCTCTTTTTGTAGAAGGTCCTGAAGGGACTGCAAGTCCTGTTGGCTTAGTCTCTGCTTTTGCTTTGGGTTGAACAATCCCGGATTCGGGCTGTACCCTTTTAGTCGGTAAAGTCTCATATATTTTTTTAGATTTTTTAGCGGCTTCTTTAGCTTTTTTCTTAGCCTCTTTATCAAACTCTTTCTTCTGAATCTTATTCCAATTTTTTACAAGAGCAGTCTTTGCTTCTTCAAGTGAGTCAAAGTCTTCCTTGCCCAAGTCATTGCCATCCAAATCTACAGCCTGCCAACTAACATTCTTGTCCTCGTCTACAATCTTAACTAAACCACCAATTGCATCACCGGTGTTATCGTCTAACGCCTCAACTGTAACCCTTGATAGGTATGTTACTTCACGACCGCTGTCAGTCTCCCTTGTATCCTCTTCGTAGTCAGTTGCAGTATTCTTATTGAACTTCCTCTCATGGCTTACCTGCTGTTCTGTTATTGGTTCGTACTGCTCTATCTCAAGTACTGCTTCAGTTACAGGTGCGACATCTTGTGTCTTTGAAGACACTACGGGATTTGATTTAAGGTCTGCTTCTAAATCAGCAATGCTTTGTTTAATATATGATATGCTGCTTTCTTTAGTTTTTTCTGCCTCTTCAATAGTCTCTCCTCTTATAGCACGCCTTTCCTCTATGTCTTCAGACTCAATGAAGTCAAGCAAGTCTTTTGAATTTTGCAATGCAGCAAGCCTTGGGTCTTTGTCGTACAGTTCTTTGTACTCATAACCGGCTCTTTGAGAATAAGTTTTCTCATCCTCAATAAGAGATTCAATATTTGACTGTGCCCTCTTCTTATTTTTCCTTTGCTGTACAGATGAATCAAAGTCATCCAACTCTTTCTTAGCTGCATTGTATTGCTCTATTGCCGCTTCAGTATCACTCGCCCTTGCTATGTTTTTCTTTGCTTCAAAAACTTTATCGCCAAGCCTCACCCTTTCATTATCCTCATCTCGCTCGGTCATTTCAGGTGTTACTTCTTCTTGGGCGACTTCTGCTTGGACACCTTCTTCGGTAGTGACTTGAGGTCCTGCTTGGGGTTCTCCTTGCGCCACTTCTCCGCTAACTTCGGCTCCTGACTGTACAGGTACTTCACCTGCTGTTTGCTCTTGAACATTTTGTTTTGTTTTTAAGGTTTGTAATTCTTTTTCTATTTCAACTCTTGCATCTTGAGACAATGACGTAAATCCTGTTTCTGCAAGGTTCCTGTCAGCACTTGAAAGTATACCCTCTAACTCAGCAATCCTAGCTGAATTATCTACCTCTTCGGTCAGTTGATTCTCTTGAATATTTTTAATCTGAGTACGGATGGCAGCGGCTTTATCCTTACCTGTCTGAGTAGTATTGCCTTCTAGTGACCTTAGCTCCAACTCTAGTTTAGTTATGGCATCAAGACTAGTCTCATTAAGGTCGGGATTTCCTTGTCTTACTTGCTCCTTAATAGATGATGTTATAATCTTATCCTGCAACTTGGTGTTAAGTTCGGGGTCATTCTCTATTTCAATATTAGCTTTCACTAACTCAGTGGCATCCATGTTGTCAATCATCTTGCTGATAATCTCAGGAGACTCAATCTTTACACCACCCATCTTGTAGGAGGACACACCACCCTTAGCCGCTTGAGATTCAAACTGCGCCATTTGGTTTTCTACAACCTGCGCTTCTTCTTCTTTCCCTTGGCTTCTAAGAATTTTTGCATTAGCACCCATGGCGTTAAGCAAGAATCCAACGCCAAAACCAACACCACCTGCTTCACCAATACCATCAAACATCTGTTGGTTTGCATCGTAAATATCTTGTGCTGTTAAGTTTGCGTAGATACCTTGAAGAATCTCTGTGGTCATCTCTTCAATTCCTCCAGTCAAACCTGCAACACCTTTCGTCTTAATATAGTTACTGATACCACCTGCACTTGCCTTCTCAAATCGTTTTAAGAATTGCATTACAGGTATCTTCTCAAGTACAGAACCAACTGCTGCGTTCTTGTAAAACGCTTCAAACGCCTGCTCATCTGTTGCCCCTGCTTCCTTTGCCCTTTCAAATTCTCCTTGACCCATTGCAAGACCTGCACTTACTGCAGTTGGACTAGCTAGTTCCGAACCCAATGTCTTTAAAGCTGACACAGCTCCTGCTGCAGTTGGTGCAGTCTGTGCTGCTAATGCTGACGTTGCTGCTTGTGCAGCAGTTGGAGCTTTTGATGCCAATCCTGCAGCACCTTGTGTAACAACTAGTGACGCAACCTGTCCAAAGGCTTGACCAAATTGGTCAGTCAAACTATTTTTAAACTCTTCATCTTGAGGAGTTAGTTCGTCAATTGTTTTATTAAAGTAGTTACCAAACTTGATAAGGGCATCACTGACAAAACCTTTTCCGGTAACTCCTTCAAGTGCTGTTCCTAATCCTTTTACCGGACTACCTATAAGGTTCTTATAAAACCCTTTATCTAATGATGATACGGTGTTTAATATAGTGCCCTGCTTGCCTTGGTCGCTAGCAGATACATAGTCCTTGGTTCTTTCTAATCCTGTTATACCCATTGGACCAACCGCAAGCTTCTCGGTTGGACCTTGTTGAGCAGGCTTAGAAGGTTTTGCAAACTCCAAAGAACCAATTCCCAATGGTAAATCCGTAGCATTTGGGCTTGGGCTTGGAGGGAGGACGACCTCTTTTTTTTTTATTTCTGTAGCACCAATTCCAAACTCAGGGAACTTGGATAGCAAATCATCTTCTGTAGCGTACTTGCCACTATTTGATGTGGTTACAAAGTCCCTCAAAACATCAACACTATATCCTTGCAGTTCAGGGAATTTAGATAGCAACGTAGCCTCATCACTATACTTTCCGCTATTAGATGTAGTTACAAAATCCCTTAATGCTTGTCTTAAGTCCGGCATGCTTAATTTTTTATTTTAGTTTTTATCTGCCTTTTCCCGGTTTCATTGTTGAATTAACTGCAGGTTTTGCTGCCGCAGGTTTTGCAGTTGAAGTTACATTATTTAGTTGTATAAATTGCTGAAGGTCACTAGCTGCATCTGCTGCATCATCCTTTTTCATATTTGCGTTATATACATACTTTGTAACTCCATCCGGTGCAGTAACTTCAACATCGTTTCCAAATGGTCCACCAATATCCTTAACTACAAATCCTGTTGGTAAAATTGATTGCAGGTTTACACTTGACTTTTCTGACTTGCTAGTAAATATTGAAGGACTTATCACTGCAGTAAACTCTTGAGGAGCTTCGGGTCCAATTATAGATTCTCCCGTTGGATAAGGATTTATAGCACCTCTACTTTTATTAAATTGCTTTGCAAATCCTACAACATCATCTTCATTAAGTTCTCTTACATTTGTTCCACTAACTATTGCTTTAGCTAAATCATCTGCATTGTTATCTTTAAATAGGTACGGAACTTCTCCACCTTTTGTTTTTACAAATATCCCGTCTTGCCCTCTTCTTAATTTTACTCCTAGACCACCAAAATACCCAAGAGCAGCTTGTACTTGGTCATCATCACCTGTTAAAAGAGCTGATAGGTTATCTGCAAAGTTCTTTGCCTCTTTTTTCTTATCAGCACGGTCCATTTCCCCAAGAGTAGGTGCTCTTCTTTCCTGCAACTGTGTTTGTGGAGTTGCCTTAAGTTCTATTTCTTTATCAAGCATTATTCTGAACCTCTCACGAAGTGCATTCTTTGCAACTTCCTTTTGCCCATCTGTAAATTCAGGCACAGGTCTTCCCGCACTATCATTCTTCAATAATATTACATTACCACCTGCCTTTTTTGCATCCCAAGTATATGTATATGCTTGTTTTGTCTTAGGGTCACTTACAACAAATTCTGTTAGTATTGAACTAATATTTGTTGGTTGAGTCATAATAGAGTCAAGGTATGTTGACTCAGACCTTTCAAAAAGACTTATAGCTTCATTAGTCTCAACGCCAAAATCTTTTCTTTGAGTTATGTCATTTATTGACTTTATTAGTCCACCCTGTGCAGTATTGCTTACCTGTGAAACTAATGATTCAATATCTTTTCCTAACACATTAACTCCTCCTTGCAATGTCTTATCTATATCCAATTTATCAAATTTACCCTTAATGCGATTACGCATTGCGTTTACTGTGGTAAATTCATTTGGGTTCTTGCTCATCACATAAACCTCCTTACCATCAACTATTTGCTTTTCTTTTTTAGCAACATTGACAGTAAAGTCAGTTGGGTTTATATACAGTTCTGAGTTGTTAAAGTTGGCAAATCCTTCAGCCTCTGCCATCAACCATTGCTCAAGTGCTTGAGAATCACCTTTCTTATATCTCTCCATCTTATCATTGTACTCAGCCTGATATTCTTTTATTAAACCAAAAGCTTGAGACGTTCCATCAGTTATGTTCTGACGCATTACCATATAGTCCTTCTGCTTTAATTGACCCGACTTTAAAAGCCTGTCCTGCATAAGCCTAGCTTGCTGAGCACTATCAGCATAGGTCAATGCCCATTGGTTTATACCTTGGTGTTCACCTTGAGGAGCATTTGCCAAAGTTTCGCCATACTCCCTTGTTGCTTTATCAATAGCAGCCTTCTTTTCCTCACGAACTTGTGATTCCTTGCTAAGCATGTCGGTAAGATTCTTACCAACCTGCGACCAATTTATTTCATCACTTGCGTTTCTCTCAGCGTAACTATAGTATGTACCTGCCATCTTTTAATTATTTATTGTTTACTAACCACCAATACCCGGTATTGCAAATGCTCCTAATGATGATGATGGAGAAAATAAATTAGGGGATTTATACATATCAGGCATAAATGAACTTGCTGAGTTTGGAAACTGTGATTGTATTTTTCTTAACGTATCAGGGTTAACCTTGCCCATAAAATCTTTAAATTGTAGCTCGCTCATGTTTCCAACCCTACTAAAGTCTACGTTATCAACTACACCTAATGAACCAATACTTTTTTGAATATCAGACTGTTGAAGTCCTAGTTGTTTGCTTCCAACATTTTCTATTTGATTAGTAATTCTAGCACTTGGTGTTTTTGCAAACAATGGTAATGCACTAGCAACTTGTCCTGCAAGACTTGTAACGCCTGCCACACCTTGTGCTGTTGCTAAATTTGCCGCTTCATTAGCATCTCTTGCTGCAAGCTGTGCGCCTTGTGCTGTAGCCAAATCAAGACCTGCCTGTGCACCTGCAAGCCTTGCATCCTCTGCAGCAGTAAGTTTCTCAAGACCTGCCATCTCTTGACCCATAGCACCTGCTATTTGTCTTTGACCTGCTTGCTGTGCCATGTAAACCCTACCTGCTGTGGCTGCTGAACCTCTCTCACTTTCTTGACCTGCAGCAATAGCCTGTGCTCCTGCCGATAACAATGCCTCACGCTCAAGTTCGTATGGTTCTTTTTGAATAGCTAATTGCTCATAGAAATTTACATCAAGCTTCTTCCTTGCTGCAGACATTGCTTCAGCCGCTTCTGATTCTGCCTGACGCTGAAGTTTCCTTTGCTTTCCTGCTTGTGTGAAAGACATAGCTGTTGTTCCTGCTGTTGCCGCTATACCAACTACTGCTGCTGTTGTAACTGCCATATTATAATACTTTAATCATTTCTCCTGTGTATACATCACCCTTTATGTACCCTAGTTCTTTATAGGTATCTATCAGGCTATTGTGTTTTATTAATGCGTAACCATACTTATGTCCCGTATTTTTACTGATATTAGTCAGAGTATCTACGAGTAATGATAATGCCTGCTTTCTATGTGGCTTCTTTCTGTATTCCTTGTTGGATACTATCCAATCAATCCAAGCCACCTTTGAGTTTGTGGTGTACATAAACCCTGCACATACCGGAACCTCCTCATCTAAAACCATTATCCCTGCTGTTCCATCCCCCGGTAAAAAGTCTTTTTCAGGAGGAGTCCATCCCCAATCCTTCCACCACCCCACTAAAATGGTGTCATAATCATGAATGTTCAATGGTCGTATATTAAGTGCCACTTCACAAAGATATTGAAAATTTTAAGGATAACTTTTCATTACACTAGACTCTGTGGCAAACAGCTCAATTTTATCGGTAGAGTCATTTTCCAACTCAAAAACACAATAGTGACCCAAAACCCCGTGAGATTCTGCTACTGAATTCTTGATGTACATAATATATGGGTTCTGTATTCCCGGTATGGTTGCTCCCGGTATAGTCGTATCAACTGTAATCCTATTTAAAGAAGCAGGGTAGTTAACCTGTATATTGGTTACTCTACCAAAGAGAACAGGAGAAGAAAACGAAGGAGGTAGGTTATAGTATAGCGTATCTCCTATGCTTATAATACTCCCTATCTGAATAGGACTTGACCCAATTACAAAGTTTACTTGAACAGCAGCACCTGTACCCGTAATGGTTGTGCTTCTGCCTATGCCATTCATCGACCTTAGAAAGTACTCTGATGGCAGAGCAGGAGTAGTTCCTGAATTCCTTATAAAAGCATAAAAAGACTGCTCTTTCTTCTCAAACCAATCCTTTTCAATAAATCCCGAATCTTGAATGTCAGTCTCAAGAGTAGCACTCCAAGCGTCATCACCCTCTAAGTTTAAAGTCTTGAACAGTTTGTTCTCCAATGGGGCATCGTTAAATACAGACCTCATAAGAGATGGTGTAAAAACCCCATAGAACGTATTCCTAGATTCGTTTACATTGTGCCTATACAAGTCCCCACCTTTAAAAGTGTAGAAGTAATTGTTCATTCCAATCATCCAATCAGGATAGAATGAGTAGAATGAAACCCAACCTTGGGCTGACTCGCTATATGTTAATGTACTATTTGGCATATATATTTATTTTAAGCAATTGGACAAGCAGCAACAGGTACGTTACCTGCGTTTAATTGAACAAGTGAATGCACGGGAGTTGGTGTAACTACATAATCCTCATACGGATTACTGATGTCAATCACCGAACTAGCATACACCAATACCTCATCTATGATATTGCAAATGTTGTAACGAATTATATTACCGCTTCCAGTCAACCACTGACCCCTTACGGTGTATGGCATTTCTGACACCAATGGGAATATTGTCCCGTTTTGTGGCGTTGCAGAAGTACTAGTTATATTCAATAGCTCTACCATTGAGCTATTGTATATAATCAACTGACCTCCATTTTGATTTCCAACATTCCAATCTATCCTAAGAACAGGACTAGCACCGCAAGAAGCAATGCATTCTTCTAGTGTGTCATAGGTTCCACTGCCATCTCCGGGGTCAACGCATGTACCCTCTACGCAGTTGTAGCTTACAGGCGTACATGATGGACATACTTCTTGAGGAAGCAATACGCCTGACACTTGTTCACGAACTATTATACCATCAGAATAGTACCCGTTTGCTGCAACGGTAGTCAAAGCTGCATCGCTATAGATTATTGATGCAGAACCAAGTGAAGGTGCGTCTAAGTAATATGTTGCTGAAATTGCCATATAATTATTTTTTATTTAACCACCACACAAACAGCATGCATCAAATTGGTCTACATCACTATAGCACAATGTTAATGGGTTTGAGTTTCTGTAATCCCAAATAATATATAAATACTGTCCTACCGAAGGTACTGTGAAATCACCATAATAATATCCCACTCCACCTGCAACTGGAGCAATTGAAGTAGCTAATCCCAACAGTGTCGCTATTTCAGATGCTATGTTGTTATAAAGGGTATTGCTTCTTAGGTACATGAAGTTGTCAGATGCTATATCAAAATCAAAAGTATCAAACCCAATCTTGTTTGAAGCAAGCCTCATTGTACTTGCTACAGGAGGGAAACCACCTGTGCCCGGATAGCCCGTTGATGCATTGTACCTAGAAACCAATGGACTCTCTGTTCCCGTTGCAAACGTAACTAAGTTTGATTGCAATGGAGATGTATATGCTCCGTTGGTATACCTGTGTTCGTTATGTATAAATAAACCTGAATCAGTGTTACTAGTTACACATACTTCTATTATGGTAAGCAAAGCAGAAACGGGACACTGTGTTGTAACGCTTATGCTTATTTCGTCATTTGCAATTACAGATATGTCAACAAAGTTTATGCTATTTTCATCTTTGTTAAAAGATATAGAACCCGATACAGATACCAATCCTGAAGAAACAGGTGTACCATTGTATGTAGCTATGACGGTAAATTCACCTGTTGACAATGCAGGGACTTCATAGTCAATGGTAACAAGTCCTACTATTGGACCCAATTCTACGCAATAATTTAAAGTCGCACCTGCAAGTACTGTAGTTGTTTGAGATATTCCGCAATCTACACACTCTACTATACTAGGCAATAGGTTTTCATTAATAGTCAATACATACTCATTAAGATACGGGTCAAAACCACCAAGCTTCTGAGTATTCATTGATTCAATAAATGTATCCCTAAAATAAGTCCTCATTCCACTCTCAGATACCACACGAAGTTGGTCATTGCTGTATGAGTTTCCTTTCAATTGTATTACAGCACCACGCTTTACATCAGTAAAGTACCTGTCGTATCCCCACTGAACATAACTCTCAGGGTTAAAGCTAATGCCATACTTCTCAACTCTAGCTATTTGCGTACCCAAAACTTCAGGGACTGAAGTGATAGCACCACCTGCTGCAGAATCCGAAAGAAGGTTTTTACCTGCCAAGACATAAGATATTTTATCTTCCTGTAAAACAAGTACATCTGTTTCACGACCGTCCATCTTGTAAATAGGTCCAAAAGAATCCTCAAGTGGTTTATAATTTATTAGTCCAATATTAAACTCATTGAATCTATTGATGTTAGACTCGTCATTGTACGTTCCGCTGTACGTAATATCAGCAAACCTATCTGATTGCTTGTAGTCTTGAGCAGCTACAGAAGTCACCCTGTTGCCCAAGTTAAAAGTCTTTCCAACAATTGAATCCCTAATCTTATAACTCTCTGCTCCGTTGCCAAAGCAAAAGCAGTTAAAGAACTGTGTGTCTACAATTGCAGGAGTGCCCGTTATTATATCTTGGTCTTGAACATTACCACTATGATTACCATCAACATCAATAGAGAATGACAAATCGTTCTCAAAGAATACATCAGGCAAAGCATCTGACGGCTCTGTCTCAAATATTAATGTAGTCTCCGCCCTAAATACTTCTACGTTAGCGATAATGGTTGACCTCCTTTTGGAAGCAGACAATACGCCAGTGCACCTTACCGTACCTGAAAGAAGAAGTTGCAATTGATTTGTTGCTCCGTTCCTATAGAACCTGTAGTAGTTGGTATCTACTGCAGTTGGTATATCAAAAACCGAAGATGCCAAAGTAGAGATGTACGTGTTGTTGATAACGCCTCCACCTGCACCAACATCTTGAACACCATCGTCAATTATTTGAGCGACATTATCCCCATCCCACCAATCTTTCATGTTGTTGTAAGTGGAAGAAGATATTAGTGTTTTTTCTAATGTGTATATTCTTTTTTCACAGGCACTGTTTCCGTCACCGGTTCCAAGCCTTTGAAACTTAAATGATATTTTAATTCTGCTTCCTGCCGGTACGTCATAGTCGACCCATGCACTTGTTGCTGTGTCATACCTGTTCATTGGGTATTGACCGTATACAAAGTCTCCCGGTGTATTCTCATCAAACTGAAGAGTTCCGGGGGCAATGATTGAAAGTTCATCCTGAACAACAGCAAAATTGCTTGGGTTGATTTTCATGTAAACTCCCGATGGAACAGGTATGTCAACTGAAGGGTCTAGTTCGCTTGGTATAGTTATAAACCCTTCTGCCTTAGCTTCTTTCTCAAGAACTGTTGCATATACACAACTATTCGTTGGACCACTAGTATCAGCTTTAACAATCAACCTATCTCCCTGCTCAATCTTCCTAGCGTTCTCTCCTTCAAGAAGGAAGAATGCATCATTAGATAATGGGTCATTAAAAAATACGCTGCTGTATATGGTATCGTAGTTCTCCTCGTCAGGCTTAATTACAAACTTATACCTAGTCGCCCAATAAGGAGCAATCTGTGTGCTTGGTATTGTAACTTGAATGCTGTTCTTGGTGTCTGATGCTGAGCATGGAACGCTTACAGTATTGTTGGGACTAACCAATGCAGTTGATGACCTATTAAATTCATCCATGTAAACTATACCAATCTCATAACCTCTGTTGCTATGAAGACTCCTTGGTGAGTTTATTCTTTGGTATGTAGCTTCTGCAAACACAACCTCATAGTACTCGTAAACACTCTGAACGGGAGTAATGACATTGTCAACATATCTCATTGCCAAGAACTGAAACCCTATCAGCGTACTTGCAGGAGTAGTTATAATACCAATACCTTGATTGCCGGCACTTATACCACTCTCATACTTAATAAGAGCATCCAAGTTGTTTGGTAAAGCACAATTGATTTGGTCTGTAAATGTTGTACCATTACAAGCCGTAGTTATAGGTTGAATATTTGCAACCGTTCCAACCATATCTTGAAACTCAATGCTAGTTGCCATCTCGTATACTGATGTATATGTTGTAGGCAAAGAGAATGAGAATGTAGCTGAGATGTTTTCTGATATTTCAGTTGGGAATGGAGCAATACCTGAGAATGAATTATGGTTAAGCCTTACCTCAAGCGTAACTGAAGAACCTTCGATTAGTTCTGAATCAGCTAAATCAAAGTAAACAACAGAGTTTGGTATTGTTTGAGAGCCATTGAAAGTATAGTTTCCGCTTCCTGTTGTATCAGTAAGAGAGGTAGCGTCTATCAACTCGCTTATTAAATCAGTATTATACTCAAACTTTACAGCACTGCCGTACTTGTCAATTAAGTCATAACCTTCTACATAGTTACCATACATCAACCTATTGCCCATAATTGTCTGAGCCTTGGCAAGAAGTGGTACGTTGTCATAAAGCCTAAGCAATTCAGATTCGGGAAGGATGGTAAATATCTTGCTATTGCTAAAAGTATAAGTATACTCAGTGTTGTCTGACAATCCCAAAATAGACTTGTCTAACTTTTCAATTATCCTAATTACATTGCTCTGAGCTTCTTTAAACAACAAGTCAATACCAACAACCAATGGACCGCCTGAATTGTATGTTACTATTGCGGAGTTTGCAGCATTAATCATTCCCTCGTTTAGGTAACTATTAATACTAAAATCAAATGGTTTAGGTAAGAATGCAGGTGCTGAGAACTGAGAAGTAGCTGAGTACTCGTTGTCTTGGTATCTATACCTATAAGCAAAACAGATGTACCTAGTCTGCATGAAAACATCCTGAGCACCCGTAGTTATGGGTTGAACAGCAGGTGATTCCATTGGTGGCTTCTTGATTACAAGAATAGACTCTTCACTAAATTGGTCTATGTTTGCTACAGGATTTGGGTAATTTCTCTTCCTATTGATAACTCTAGGAGGATTATAATCATCAGTAAAAAATACAAGATTATCTACAATGTCTACTCCTGTTATAAGATACTTCTCATTAAAGTTAAGTGTAGTATTAATACCTCCTCCATCATCGATACTAATAACATGATACGTCAGTACGTTGGTATACACATTAAAAGAAACTATCATATCAAGCTTTCCTGTTGCACCAACGGGGAATGCTGTATCGTGAATAAACCAATATATGGTCTCGTTAGCACTATCATCTATTGCTCCAATACACTTTGCAGATGCACTAAGTGGAGTGCCATCTATATATTTTATTTGGGTAAGGGCATTGTTACCTCTTACGTTTTCTATTACTCCAATTTCTGAGTTCTCGGTAGACCCCATGCGAATGTTCATCGCATCAATGTATTCTCCATTGGGAACAAGGCGTTCATCAACTACCTTGTTCATCCTACCTGCTATGAAATTTCTTGTAATGTTTGCCATATTATTTGAGCCACTTATCCATTCCACGCAAATTCATTAGCAATCTGCCGGGATGTATGTTACTAATTCTTATTTTAGCATTTCTCAACAAAGAACTTTTTTCCTTTCTTGCCCTAGCAACCACATACTCCTGAACACCAATCTTGGAATTTAGTATCTCATATTGAATATACGCATAAACATATTTCTCGAATAGTTTATTTACACTAACATTTGCATCATTGCCATTCTCCATGCCATCAGAAATATACTCAAGTATAACAGATTGGTTATACATGTCTGAGTTGAAGTTGATAACACCTGCCTTTTTATCAATTGCAAATGTAGGATTCCCGTTTGCTGTCTCAGTATTTAGACCATACCTCTCACCAAGTGTGTACTCAAAATACCAAGTACCCCCTGTGTCCCAACCATATTGACCATTGTACATGCTTTGTGGATTCAAGTAAATGCTTTTCTTTGTACCCATCAGTCTTTGTATTTCAATCTCAGAATGTTCAGGAGACAATGCATTGCCATCTTGGTCAAATAATATCTTTCCAGTTTGGTCTTGAAGGTATGCCAGTGAGGACAATATCTGAATGTTCTCTGTAAGTGGTCTAAGATAACCATCTTTATATAGGTTTACCCTAACCCAATTCACATAATCAGATGGAAGAATATACCTAAGACCATCGTCAACGGTAAGTTCTAGCATCTTAATCTCCTTGAACGCATCGTAGTTCAATTCTTGTATGGCACGTTTTGCATGAAATAGAATCTTAAATCGCTCCGAGTTATTCACCAAAGAGTGATTACCGGAATACATCAACAAGAAATTATTTACTATATCATACAAACTAACATATTGGTAAGACCCCCAATTTTCATCTTTAGGGTTTACTCCACCATTTTCGTAGTATTGATATTGAGAAATATATGCCATCTTTTATAGTTTATTATTTAGCGGTAAAGCTTGGTTCTTGCATTTGCTCTTGTACCATTCCAAACTGAACAACCTCATTCTCTCTAATGGATATACCACAGTATTGCAAAATTTTAAGAACTAATTTATACTCATCCTCAAAAGGAACCTCAAAGTCTTGGTAGTCAGGTTGAGATTGGTCAAACGCAGGAGTGCCATTTAACAGTGTAATGTATGTCCACTTAGGGTCTTTTGGATACCTAAAGTATTGTGCATCAACTTCACCGGGTAGGTTTATAGTTGACGGATACACAGTCATTTTATCATACTCTTGAGTATACGCAGGATATGTCTCCGTTGGAGCAGTAAGCATTGAGTTAAGCAACAAGGTTATCTTGCTATGATTAACCTTCTCAATCTCTCCTTTGTACACCCTAGTCATCCCCGATGCATCAAAACAAAGGACCTTATTAATCATATAATAATTAAATCCCGTTGTAGATATTGATGGTAAATAGTATTGGTTTATTCCGGGAGAAACTTGGGTAAGGGATGATGTTTGTGAAAAAACTTCAATGCACTCTTCGATTGTTTTTTTAGCATCAGCGTATGAACTACCCGAAAGACGGGCGTTCTCCATATTTATAGTCTTGTTATATGCAGAGAAATATTCCTCAAACACTTCCATTTGTGCTTGCTTCGCATACAGATTAAAATCTGAAGGAGAAATATAGCCGTAATTATTTTTGTTCAAAACGGACAAAACAGTATTCCTAACTGAATTAATCATCTGTTTATTTTTTACAAATATAATTAAAAAAAAGGAGGGTACAGAAGTACCCCCCGTCATTTAAACTTTAACCAAACACCGAGTTATTGTGATATATTATTTTCTAGCATTTTAAGGACATCAATACCATCATCAGTCTTAAGGAACTGAGTTATGGTGGTGTATGGGTCTTCCCCGTAAGGAACATTCAGCATCTTCTTCTTATTAGTTGCGGTATTAAACCACACCTCTTTTTTGCCATTCTTAAATACCAACAGCTTTTCCTCAAAGAATACATGGATATTAGACTGCAATTTAAGCATTGGGTCGCTTACTGCATTAAGGAACCCCCTAGGGTCTCTTTTGGCATAAACAAGAATATCCCTCCTTAATTCAGCAGTGGTATACCTAGATGGGTCTTTAGAGAACAATACCCTAGACATTGTTTCCAACTGCTCTATGCTCAATTGACGAGCTTCAACCAAGGCATCAACCTCTGCATTGAGTATCTCAACCTCTTTATTTGCATCTTTTTCATTGTCAACTTCCACAAATGTCCTTCCATTCAAAGGATGGTAGAACAAAAACTGCTGAAGTGCAGGGTTGTTTCTAGGAACCCTAAGAAAACCATTCTCAAAAATAACCGGTTCCACAATTGCATTACCATCTTGCTCATCCTCAAAAGGAGACTTTTGGTTGATTGCGTACCTGAGTGGTTTATTAATATTTTTTTCTTCATCAAACCAAAGAAGTGGATACCTCTTGTTGTTTCTTGATGGAAGAGTATAGGAAAGCGGAGCCGCTTCTCCTTTCAGTTTGTAAATCTTATCTACTAAAGCAACATTCTTTTTCATTTGATATAATTTGATTTTTAAAGAAAAGAAGGAGTGTCCTTAAAGACACTCCCCTTTTTTATTTTAACTATGAACCGTAGCGGAACAACACGAAGTTGTTAGCACCAAGGGTACATACGCAACGCTCAGAAAGGAAGTTGACTTCCATTGCATCGAGGTCACTTGTTTGAGCACCACCGGCAGAACCAGTAATCCAAGACTTGTACCTTCTGTCCTCAGTCTCAGATGCACGGTAACGTACATGGAGGAAAGGACGCTTAGCATTCTTGCCAAGGATTTGGTCGTAAACGGTAGTAGAACCTGCAGGAACCAAAAGTCCTGTTACAGTGCCTGAAGCAGAAGCTCCGGTTGGCAAACCACCACGCATGGTTGGGTCATTCAGGTACTTCCAATCAGACTTGTAGAAATCATAACCTCTGCGGAATCCTGTGAAACCAAGGTTAAGAGCCATTTCTTTGTCATTTTGGAACAGACCATAAGATGTACCACCTGCACCATAGCTGTTCTGAGAAGCAAGCATGTCATCAATGTCAAAGCTGAAGGCACGGTTAACGAAGATTACGTTCTCTTCGATAGAACCTTGCTTGTCAAGACGAGAGATAATTGCATCAAAGTCAGCCAAAGTTGTTGGGTTTCCACCGCCCCATACGTTACCACGGTCGTTAACGGTGTAGAAGATACCTTCTGAACCTTTGTTACCATAGTCAGGGTTAAGACCTGCGTTAGCAACACCTGAACCTGACTCAGCAGGAACAGCCTCAATCATTGCAGTCTCAAGGTAGTCCTCAAAACGCAGACGAGTTTCGTGCTCACTCTTCAAATACCAAAGATATCCGGTAGCACCATTTTCAGTGGTTACTTCTACCCATCCAATCTGTGCCATGTCAGAACCGCTTACAGCGTATTTGTCCTTAATGATGATTGGAGAGTTGCTGAAGAATTCGTCTTGAGCTTCCAAAGAACCAATCATTCCGATAGTTCCTTTTCTAAACTCAGAACCGTAAATCCATACAGAAAGTACAGCTGTTCCAGAGAATGTTTGACCACCTGCTTCGTAGTATGCAACAACGAAAGTGTTTGCAGCTACGTTTACTGAAGTTACAATACCCTTGTTTGACAATCCTGTTGCATTGTCAGAGATGTAAACAGTTTGACCTGCACGGATTGCAATAGCAGTAACGCCTGCATCAGATACGGTGATTGTTGCTGAATCAGCAGCAGCTGAAGCACTTGAATCACAGTTTACATACTTGGTATGCAAACGACCTTGCTCAGCCCACTTAATCATGTCTGAGTTAGAAGGCATTTCAGCACCTACCATACGGAGGAAAGATGCTATAGTACGATTACCATAACGCTCAAACTCCTTCTCATAAGTATCAGGAAGATACTGATTCAAGAAGTTGAAGTTGGTAATATAATTCGTGGACAATGGGACTTGCTCCGCACTTGGCTGAAGCTGAAAACCCGGAGTTGCTAAAACTGCCATTTTTTTTGTTTTTTAAATTGTTAAACTTTTTTAATACTGCGTATTTTTAGACCCCTTCCGGTATCTTGGTTCACCGCTTTTACCTGCATTCCTCCTTTGTTTACAACTTCAGGTGCTCTACGCTCAGACATATTTATATTTTTTGTCTTGCGCATTACATCCTCAGTGGCATCAGACATACCCTGCTCATAAAAGAACTTGGCAAATCTGTCGGGATTCATTGCAATAGACAAAGCCTTGTGGTATCCTGTTGCATCCTTAATCAATCCGCTTTCATCCAAGTACTTGCTTATGAAGTTCATTGGGTTAGATTGCATGTTTTTTAATTCTGCAGGATTACCGGGAGAAAAAGTAACCTTCTTGTCATTTAGATTAAACTCAAAACCACTGAAGTCCTTACTAAAGACCTCGTCTGTTTTTTGCTCAAACCACTTTCGCTTCCTGTCGTTTTCCTCCTGTACAGTGTTTGCCTGTTTTATATACTGACGGTATGCCTCAAATTCTTCTTTTTCAGATTCAGAAACACCTGCACCACTTGACTCAAGTGGGAGTTTGTATTTCTCTTTCTGCTCATTAAAGAACTTTTTAGCTTCCGCTAAAGCTTTTTTCTTAGCGATTTTTACCTTTTTGATTGTGGAATCATCATCGAGGTCCTCATCATATCTGTAATCATCCATCAAGGTGTCGATGTCATCTTCATCTAAACCTTCTTGAGTTGCAGAAAGGTATTCTTTAAGAATTTCGTCAGCAGGAATTGAATCGTAGTCCTTCCTTAATTTGACGAAGTCATCGAATCCCCTACCTGTGTCCTTCTTAAATTTCATATAAGCGGCAACGTCTTCGGGCATGTCTCCATTCTCCTTCCGTTCTGCCATCAACTCATCGAATGAATTGATTTGCTTATTGTATCGCTTTCCAATATATGAAAGAACTTGGTCTTCTGTTAGTTCAGAAGATTCATTTGTGGGCTCAGCTGATAGACGCAAGTTCGTGTCGTCAATAGTAACTGCATTATCTACCTGCCCACTAATCTCTTGCTCATGCTTTTCAAGTAACTCCTTCTCAACTTCCTGAACGCTCTTAACGTCAGAATTGTCAATTGCTCTTACAGTAAATTCCATTTGATATGATTTTGATACAAATTTATACAAAAAATAAATACCTTTTTAACGAGGTTCAAATTCAGCAAAACCAAGACCATCTAAGGAATCTTCGTTTGACTCAAAATTTATCGGTGGAAGGTTATTTTTTCTTTGATTTATTAGTTTTGATTGCTCGGTATTCTGCTTGCTAATACGGGCATTCTTCTCTTTTTCCTTCTGAGTTTCCCTAGCACCCAATGCACTTTGCTGTATTCCGGCAAGCTGCATGTTGTAGCTAAACTCCTCTGCCATCAGCATCCTCTTTAGCTCAGCCTCAGCCTTCAACCTCTCAATATCAAAGGCAGCCTCAGATTGCTTAATCTGCATTTTAGATTGAGTCTCAGCCTGTATCTTAGCCATGTTTGTCTGAGCTGCCATCTCCTGAGACTTAAGCTGTTGCTGAGAAATCATAGCCTGCTGTTGCATTGCCATTTTTTCTTCCCTGTCCTGCTTCTTAATCCTCTTCATCTTAAGCAACTGATTTGCCAACTTGAGGTTCTTAATCTCACGGATGTCAATGGCATCCTCAAGATTTATGTCACCCTTGGACAAAGCTATCTGAATGTTTGCTTCAAGCTGAGCCTTCTGTTCTTCGTCAGGAGAAATCTCTATGAAAATACCAAAGTCGTAAATGTATAAGTCACTAATGTCATTAAGAATAGACACATTGTACTTGCCTATCTTATTGGCAAAGTCATCCTTGAAGTCAGCATACTGAAGAATATCACCAACCCTATACGTCAAAGCTTCTGCTAATGAACGATAAATGAACAATCCTCCTTCAAGGATATGTCTAGTGGCGGTATTTGAATTGAGTGCTGCTAACTTCTGTACACCAACCAAAGAGTTAGGGTCGGGCGTAGAACCATCCCTAGCTTCATTAAGTCCGGTTACAGACCTAATCATATCAAGGTAGTGGTTGTAGTTTGCTATCAGCATCTGCGTCTTGCTAGCTCCTGAGTTAGAAGTAAGCTGTTGGATTGGAACCCTAGCATTATTAAACTCACCATCTTGGGTATAGCTTCTACCAATAACACTACCCGTTTGGAAGTAAAGCCTAAGCGCATCTTCGGGATTATAGGCATTGCCCGTTCCCAAGTCAACTTCATTCAATCCATCAGCATCAATAAAGACACCATCAGGTACTGTACGTGCGATAACTTGCTGAAGCTTTAGATGAGTAATCTGAATCAAGTCAGCAAAAGGAACCATCCTTCTGACCAATGACTCAATAACACCCTTGTACATCCTTGGTGCTACAGCTACGTAGTTTGGTAAAGCGTGTTGACTAGCAGACTTTGGTCTTACCATGTTCTCTGCCATCTCCCACTTCAAGAGAATGTTGGTTCCCATTACTAGGATACCATTATACCATACATCTATGGTCTTCTCAATCTTCTCAAACTTACCCTCTTCCATCATCTCGACAGGAGGGTTAAATGTATCGTCCTTCTCAATTACCCTAGCACCACCACCTTCAAGAATTTTCTTCTTGTAAACTATCTTCTTTGTGGACTTGTAATTGAAATAAAGCAATGTGCAAGTATCTCTATAGAACAAACTATTCTCGTAGAATTGTGCAACATTATAGTAGTTGTACCAACTCTGACTGTACATTGAAATCTCTTGAAGCTGCTCAGGCGTAAGGCTTTGGTCTATCTTGAGAAGCTCAGTAATTGGAAGTGTCTTTATCTCACCCCAATAGAAACAGTCTTGAAAGAATGGGTCTTCGGTATAACTATAAACAATGTTTGCAGGGTCTACGTAAGAAACCTCAACTCCTGCACCGGGAAGGAACTCGTGTTTCGCAACACCAATACCAATAACGGTCAAGTCATAGTCTATCCTTTTCCTAGTATCTTGATAGTGATTCTCGTCAAATATTGTATTGATAGCTTCCTCTTCTGCAATCTCTATTGCAGGTTTATAGTTAAGCTGCATGTACAAAGACAACTCCTCATCTGTTTGAGGAAGTTCTTCAGGGTTCATCATAAATGGATTAACACCTGTAGACTCTTGTATTGTAGTCAAAACATCTTTGGCTGCCATCTGACCCTCAACCATGTCTTGATACTTGCTTCTTTTTGATTGAGACATTGCATCCTGCGCATACGCCTTAACCTTAAATAACCTGTCAGACATACCATTAACAACAACATCCACAAACTTTGGAAGGATAGGAACGGGAGTCCAATCCAAGTTTAGGTAAGACAGGTCTCCGTCAATAGCTAGTTCATTCTTATATTTCTGAACAGACTGCTCGCCTCTTGCATAAAGCCTCAGCCGATGAAAGTCTCTCCATTGGTTGTAATACCTACACTGATTACCGTCCTTCCTAAACCACTCGTATTGTATGGCTTGACCTACTTGCAACCCAAATGAGTCAGATGCTTTTTCTGCATCAGACATAAATTGACTTGGGAAACCCGTAGCCGATATGTTAACTACTACATCTTTCATTTAATAATTTGACTTAAACTGCCGTTGTTGGTATACCTAGCAAAATTAATACTAATTTTCGACTCTTTTTTCTCCGGTAAATATACGTGCTTTTGGTTAGCCATAATAGCCAATCCTGAACTAATAGAGGCATCAAACTTAGTTCTGTCATTTATATCAAACTTTGCCCAATCCTCAAGAGTCCTAGTAAATGGCATGCTCCCAATCTCGTCATTATCTCTATAAATACCGGTAGTATCAATACCCAAGTATCTTTCTATGTATGTCTCAATAGCTGAGGCATGCGCCTGCTTCACATCCTCAGATGTATTGGGTATGCCACCAAGCTCCTTTTCTGTCTTTGTTAGTTTTGAGTAATGCCTGTCGGGTCTATTTAGGCAAAAGTTCCTGTAACCCCTGTTCTTAAAATGGTATAAAAGCCTAGGCTTATTATTCTCTATCAAGATTGGCATGCCATAAAAGCAACACGCCATAAGTACCTCTTCAAAGAATATTTCAGCAGTCTGTGGACGGGCAATATACTCTAAGAAGAATTCATTGATTGGAGCTTCATCCATGTGAAACTTGGTCATCCCGTGAAGGGAACCATTTGACCCCCTTCCTCCAACTACTGCAGAAATATCATAAGAGTCGCACCCAAAATTACCAAGGTGCTCATTGCCGGGGAACTTCATCTCACCCTTCTTCAGTACATTGTTCTGAATCCTTGAGTTTGGCATCCAACTTACCAAGAACCTACCCCTAGTGTCAGGAGTCCAAACAACCTTAGAGTCTTTCTCACCGTCCTTCCAATGGAATGAACCCTTGGTTAGGTGATGCTCCTTAATAAGGGAGTCATTGTAATCTATCTGTTGGTATATCTTAGTAAGATTGAATATTGAAGACTTGCTCTCATCCCTAAAAGCGTGACTTTCAGTACGAGGGAACTGTCTGTAGTATTCGTTAAGAGCGTCTGCGTCTCCTTTCAAAGATTCAACCTCAGCCTCCCAATAGTCTATAGCACCATTTTTTACTTTTTGACCATCTACTCCCAATATTGGAGTGTCCGGTTTTCTAAATACAGGCATGCCATGTATGTCAATAAACCCTTCCATGTTCCATTCCATTGGAATGAATAGAGAGTATAATCCACTCTTGGTCTGACCATTCGCATTTCTGCTATTAATACTAGAGTCCTCGTATAGCTTCTTGTAGTTATCACCACCTTTGCTAAGTGCATTTGAGGTAGACCCCATCATGCACTTACCAATTATCTTGCTACCCAACCTAAGACATGTCTTTGTTACACGCCAATTATTTAAAATATTATTGGGTTTTACCCATTTTGCGCTCTCATCGTGCGCAAGAAAAAGTAGCTTTTCACCGTCATAGCTATTCTCCTCAGTATTCTTCCAATCTATAGTGGTATCAAGTCCAATCACCTCTTCGTTTGAGGTGTCGTACATGTTCTTCTTTGTAATCTTTGAAGCAGGAACCCTATAGGCAAGCTCAGTCTTAGGCTTGTCCATTCCATCCATAACAGGTTTAAAAAAGAATGGCAACCTGCTGTTGATAGGAACAACCTTATCTGTAAACATCTTCTTGGCATCAGCACCCGTCTTTGATAGGATACCAACCCTTGCATCACGTGCAAGAGTTCCTATATTTACGCACTCTGATGATGACATGAATGAGAATCCTGAACGCCTTATCTTTAGATATATCATCCCAAAGCATCTAGGGTCAGCCTTGCATGCCTCCCAAAATATAAAGAATATTCTATTTGCTTCCCTAAAGTCGGGGTATCCAATGTCAATGCTAGACCACTGCAGATACATATAATGAGAACCTGTAATATAAGTAGGGACTCCATTGTTCATAAACCAAAAACCATTGTCCCTATAGTCAAACTCCTGCTCAATGTAATCGACCCATCTGTCCTTAAACTCTGATGGCATCTCATTCCACTGGAATATTGACTGAATTTTATCTAGCGTTTTAGGTAAATCAGTTCTTTTCCAATACTGCTCAGACTTCTTTTCGTGTCTTTGAAGACACTCTTTTGGGGCAATCGGCAATGCAATCTTAAGTCCTGATATTTCAACAATCTCTCCAATTTGTCCGGTCTTAGATATAACAACCATATCATGCTGCTCATTATACCCATACTTCCACAAGCGTGTCATATTCTTTTTCGGAATTACACCCCTTGGTATGTAGTCCTCAACTACCCTGTATATATTACTTTGACCTTCGTTCTGCAAAACCTTGTTTTGTATCTGTTTTACTTACCCCTTTCTCTATTGAATCTAAATTTTCTTTCTCCTGCTCAATCCTGCTCAGTATCTCAAAGGCATCAAAGATGGCTAACTTCTTAGCAGCTGCTGCATTTTTCATCTTATCGGCAGAGACATCAGTATCTGAATCCGTTCCGACAATATCTTCCTCAGCTACTTTTACAAGATGGTTAACCGCTTTGTACCCTGCTTCAATTATCCTTAGCTTTATCTCCCTTGAATCTTTCATTTTTTCTTTTTAAGAAATATTACTTGAATCAATCTAGCATTGTTCTCTTCTCCAAAGTTGTCAAATATGTTCCTAGAATGAGGAACATTGGAGTCAAACATAACTGCCCTGTTAAACTTTGAGTGAATAACACAAGCCGGTTTGGCGTTGTCATCATATAGCGTAGTGCCATCAGTGTCGGGATGATTACCACTCAAGTATAAAACCGCAGTAACATCTCCCATCATATCATCTTTGTGTATGAAGTTCGGCTCTTCTTGATGCAACGGTGACTTCCTAATGAAGTTCCACTTGATTAAATAATCAGAGAATAAGTCCTTTACAAACAAAGCAAACTCATCATCATGGTCTCTAGCTTGTATGTTCTTGAATACATTTACACCATCATAGATGTCTTCAAAGTCATTGTCTAGGATGTCTTTAACGTAATCTACCGGAGATTGAATAACATTGTCGAATAATAGTACATTCATAGTATAATGGTTATTTGGTGGTCAAACATTCTGTAAAGCTTCTGTTCATCTACGGTAAACTCATACTCACTGTCCGGCTTGAAGCAGACTAAGTCACCTGCTTTGACCCCTTGTGAGGTAAGGTATTCATTAGGATATACCATCTCACCCATCAATGGTTCGTGGGTAAATGGCTTCTTAACGTATGAGTCTATTGCTTTTATAGGCTTAACAAAGCAATACCTATCATAAGTGTTCCACGTGGAACCTTTTTTGTATAGGTAGAATTGTTCAGGTTCTATAAAGAACAAGTCGTTTTTGAAAAAAGACCTACCGCTTTTTTGATTGCCCTTAATGTCATTATAAAACTTAAATACATTATGATGGACCAATAGGGTGTCTCCCTTAGAGATTGGTCCATCGTAACCTAATGGTACTTCTACGACTTCTGCATACCTGTTTGAAAACTTATGGTCTTCCTCTGAGGTGCTAACTATAAGTTCAACCCCTGATATGTTCTTAGTGTTGTCGTATCTTTTACCATTCATGGGCTTCGCTATGAAGTTGAATGGAGATTTCATCAGTAGTTTATATTATATTCTACAGATACAGGGATTGTGGAATTGAATTCCTTCCAAAGAATTACTTCATTTCCATCGTTGATTATGTAAATCTTAAACGATTTATTGTCTACATCATACTTAATAAGATGTATTTCATTCGTCTCGTTCAAGATTTTTTGACCTATAATGTAGTGCATAGCACCACCCTTATAGTCGGGACCAACAGATATTTTCCTTATATCTTGCATTTGATTTGATTAAATTATTATTTATGCGTGGACTACTCCTAAGTAATCCGTTCCGGTAATCCTATAAACTTTGTTCAAAGCCAATCCTGCTGCTACAGCAGCTGCATTATTTGCATATACAGGAACGCTTGGTAAAGGCAAAGATAATATATCGCCAATCAAATAGTTCTTTGTCTCATTTGAACTATTAACATCAGTGCCAATTAACTTGTCATTAACGGAAACACTTCCGTCTGTCGAGTATGAACTAATTCTTCCCATTGTACAAATTTAAACTAAATTATTGGTTGTTGCCCATGGAAGAGGGAGTGTCACCTCAACAGGGTTGATTTGCAGGTTAATGTTAGCTTCCAAGCCTGCTTGCATAGCATCTACAGGAAGGATTGCCTCTAACCATCCAATCACTTCAGCCTCAGTTACATCTGCGTAAGGGATGAAGTTTTGTGGATTTGGTTGAGCTACGGCTGTAGCACCATACGTCTCAGCAAACCAAGTCTTGTCTCCATCCACTTGTGTTGCGTTATACCTCCAATGAATCATATTGATTACATCAGGAAGTCCTTCTGATTCTACAGCGCAATTTAATTGGCTGATGACCCACTCAAAATTTGTTGTTGCCATTTTTATTTGTTTTTAATTGTTTAAACTATGTTAAGTACGCCTCCATTATTCCATATATCCCCTGCACTTAATCCTGTTGCTGATGTTGGAAGTGATGCAAAGTTAACCTTTCCACTAACCTGAAGCTTTTGCCCACCATCTGCAGTTTTGTTTATAAGCAGATTGTTAGATGTAGTGATACGCATCGCCTCACTTGCTGTACTAGTCTGCCACATTCCAAACACCATTGGAGATGCTGTTGCTGTAGTTATACACACATCACCTGCACTTGCACCCTGTATAAAGTTATTTGTAGCTGTTGCAAGACCTATAACAAACCTTTGCGTTGCTCCACTTGCAGCATTGTCAAGCCTAATTGATGGAGCTGTTGCACCCCATACATTCAGCATATTATCACCACTGCCTGTTATTTGCACACGATAGCCTTGGTCAGCAGTTGTGCCTACAAGCAGATTGCCACCACTTGTCAGCGTCATCGCTTGGGTGAACGTGATTGCGTTTCCTGCGGTTCCGGATGGGGCGTTGTACCATTGGTGTTGACCTTGATATTGGTCATACCTGGTTGCTTGTGCTGATGTTTTGTAAATCCAAGTTGTAGAAGTATTAAAAAATGCATTTGTAGTTATGCTTGATGCTGGTACTGATGTATTGCTAAAAAATGAAACTCCATTTGGTAGCTCTAAAACTTTTACAGTAGACCACCATGCACTCGGCGTTACTCCCAATCCGAGGTTGCCAGAGGAGGTGAGTCGCATACGTTCTGTTACAGAACCAGAACCTTTTGTCAAAAATGACATATAGGCATCGGTAGTTGCTGCACCATCCCAAGCACTTCTTATTACTGTTTGAGCGGCACTTCCTACTCCTGCAAATGTTAATGCAGTACCTAAATTAGCTGCTGCTGAATTTGTATTTTCTAATATTAATGCATCTTGAAATCCTGCACCACTTGCGTTTACTTGAAGTTTTGCAAAATATGGTCCAGCAGTTCCTATCCCCACATTCGCACTAAAATACCCATTCCCCGTGACCTGCAAACGATTGCCGTTATCGGTGGTGGAATTTACAAGGAGGTTGCCGCCAGAGGTTATACGCATACGTTCAGGCGTTCCTGAACCAACATTAAACGTTAATGAACCATAAGTAAAACCTCCAACAGTTACAACTCCAATAGAAGCCTCGTGGTCAACATCATCATAAAAGGATATTCTTGGATTAGCTAATTTATATAAGTTTACAACACTTGCACCTGCTATTCCGGTAGTACCGCCTTCTCCAACTTGAAGTTTACCAATAATTTCTAATTTAGTAAATGGAGTTGTAGTACCAATCCCTACATTTGTTCCATCATCATAAATCAAGCTATTCCCTATCGCACTCCCACTTGTCCATTTCGCTAGGTAGTTAGTTGTACCCGTTCCTGTTACTACACCACTTCCTATTGATTGAGTGGACAGTAGTCCATTTGTGTCAGCAACAACTAACCTTGTTCCTGTACCTGCAAGATTGCTGAACGTAGCTGCCCCACTCACCCTCGCAGTTCCTTGTACATCAAGACGATAGCCTGCGTCTGTAAATGTTCCTCCGTTTTGGAGGATAAGATTCCCATTGGTGCTTGTAAACTGACCAACTCTTGTGCCATTCATTATAACGCTGAATGGAATATTTTGGATAGTTCCAATATTTGAATCTGTTGCTCCTGCGACTGCTCTTAAATAATTTCCGCTTGTAGTGTTAAGTAAATCCAATTCAAAAGTACCTGCATTTTGAAACAAAACACTTGTTCCAACAACGTGTAATTTTCTTGTTGGTGAATTAGTCCCAATCCCCAACCTCGCATTAGCAGCATCCCAAAACAGATTATTACTACCTGTTATATTAGTAGTTGAATCCCAAAATGTTACCTGTCCTGCTACTCCGCTACCCGTTACATAACCGGAAAGACTTGGAATAGCAAGAGTAAGTATATTGCCTGAAGCATCAAACCCTAAATACCCTACACTAGTTCCCGTAAATGAACTTGTTGCGGTATAATAAGGAAGCACAAACTGACCACTCTGAAGGTTCCTACTAACGTCATTGCTATTAATGCGTTGAATAATATTGCCATCAGTGTATGAATGGTATGTCTGCCTAGTACCTGTATTATTCATTTGAATAGTATAGGTGTAAGCAGTACCATTTGTGTTGATATAATTTACAGTAGCACCTGATGCTGAGTTGTAATTATAGTTAACTACATTAGACGAATAAGATATAATGCTATCGGTCAAAGCTGTAACAGCTGACCACATCGGTATATAATACACAGTGCCCGTTCCCGTAACAGGATTAACCAATGCATTCTGCTTGTTATTGAATGTATTCCAATCAGTACTCGACAGATAACCATCTGAGGCAGCACCCGATTGCGTAATTCCTATCGTTCCACTACCGGTTATTGTACCGCCCGTTAAAGGACCACTAGTGCCGATGCTTGTAACCGTACCTACAGACCAAGACCTATCAGCAGAAAGGTCATAAGCTGTGCCATTTATGCTTAATTGCCTGCTAGATGGTACACCACCAAGACCCGAAAGAGTATAGTTGGGTATATTGAACGCACCCGTTAAATTATTATAAGTAGAAGCTCCACTGCTTCCTGTTGTAGTAAGTGTAAGTGAAGCTCTTGCCCTAGTGTCAGTATAGTATAGATTAGTTCCTTCAGCAATGTCTGTAGTTGTTAAAACAACAACACCCACTTGACCATTTACAGACACCACAGTGTCAGTATTGTCAACTTGCTGCCATGCCGTACCATCAAAAATTGCCCAATCACCAACATTCCAATCAGATATACCGTCAAGGACGGTATTCCCTGCAACACTTACAATATAATAGTACCCTTGTACACCAACACTACTAGTTAATGTCGGAGTATTGGTTAAAGCGTTCCAAGTTCCTTGGTATATTGCTCCGCCATACAACCCATTTACTTGATTCTGCAGCTTTCCAAAAGCCTGCAATATGCTGTCAGAACTAGATATTGAACCACCTGTTATGGTCAGCCCCGTAAGAACCTTCCCAATAACAGCACCATTGTCTAATACAACAGCAGACACACCGGGTCCTGAAGCAGTAGCTTCACCACTAAGACCCGTAATATAGTTACCGGCAGGTTGGTAAACAGTAGAGTCAAGGCTACCATCAGCCTTTACAAACTCAGTAGATAGTCCACCCGGAACAATAAAAGAAGAAGCAGTAATACTGTGTATGCCTAAGTCCACATCGGTAGTAGCACCTATGTATGGAACATAGTTGCCTACAATGATTAAATTAGCAATATCCCCAATAGTAAAATTCTTGGTCTCATTGAGATTATCTACATCAGTACCAATCAATAAGTCATTTAAAGTTGGTATAGATATTATGGGATATGTACTTATTTTAGCCATCTACTGTTTTTTTTACTTCCTCATATTGCCACGTACTGAGTCTTTCCATTTACTCTGACCGCCTTTAACACTTGCTTCCTTTGTTTTCCACTTGACTCGTAAGACACATGAACCCAATCAGGATTGTTTGCATCACCAAACTCATAAATCAATTGGTCAAATTCAAGATTGTCCTTGATGTAGTCGAAAACCATCCTATTGGTAACGCCATTTGGCGTACCATCCATATCCACGTCAATCGCTTCGCCCGTACAATGTTGTGACGAACTACTCCCCCCAATGATAGAATTGAGCTCCTTGGACCTGTATCCACTTGAGATATGTATAGGGCATCTGAAGTGCTCTCTGATTGGCTGAAATACTTTCTCTGCCAATAACTTAAAGTTTTCAATGTGCTGTGCTGTTGGCATATTTGAGATGCCATTACGTTTTGCAGATTCAGACCTTATTACTTCTGATAGGTCAAGGTGTTCACTAAGCTTCATTTTTTAAGTTTTAAATAAACAAACAATGCAATAATCACCAAAAGGAATATTAACCAATTCAAACGACTATCGGCTTTCGCCTTATAATCATTCGCTAAGTTAGTAAATTTTACGCTATCAGCCTGCAATAGCCTTACACGGGCGTTATCAACAATGAATGACTTAATCGTGTCATGTATTGTTATAGACTTAATAATATCCCTTGTCTTCCACTTGGTGATGTGAACGGTGTCATTAAAGACATAAGTGTCGGTTAGCGTATCAATACGCACCAATGTGTCCACCTCAACAAGCGTATCTGATGTTGTAATAAACGTGGTGTCATTAGCGCACCACCCCCCTTTTACCACAACCTTTGCCACTTCCTCCAACTTCTCTTGGTCACGAAGGACCTGTTTTACCGGGTTGCATCCAACCAATAATAGCAATAAAAGACTAATCTTTGTTTTCATCTTTCTTAAATATTTTTTCAGCAGATGTTAATCCTAGGCAACCGAACGCAAGAGCAGATACAGAGTACACCAATGCTTCTGATGGTTCAGTTTCGTAAAACGAATTATGATATGTTGTAATACAAATTACAACAACACAAATAAATCCGCATAGCCTTTTCATTGATAACCTTCCGTTTTCTTCGCAAAAGAATTGTTTCATCTTATTTTATTTTAAAGTCTTTATTAATACCTAAAGAGTACGAAGCATAGGTTCCTCCAAAAGCACTCTGAACTCCATAGCTTAAAACAAATGAATATTTCTTGTTCAAAGGTAGTGTATAATTCAAATCATATTCCATGGTAATGTCCTTATGGTGGTAAAAGTACCCAATAGCAGAGGTGACACTAAAGTTCAAGTATATTGGGAATGTAACCATAAGTTCTTGATAGAAGTCTTTGCTGTCATAAGTCCACCAACCACTATTAATCCCAACAGCTGTTTGCCCAAAATACTTCCCTACTTCAATCGTTCCTCCCAAAAGATTCTTGATATCTTTTAATGGGGTATTAAACGCCACATTTGGAGCTACCATAACATAATACTGACCCTTTGCACTAAGACTAAATAGCAGACAAATTATTAATATGTACCTCATTTCTTTTTCTTTTTAGGTGCTGCCTTCTTTACAACCTTCTTTACAGCTTTCTTTATAGGCTTCTTTACAACCTTCGGCTTTTTAATCATGTCATATATAATAGAACCAAGAAGCGCAATAGCAAGAGCAATAGCTCCAATCATGAAGTTGGAAAACTTGTCAAGAAGGTTAATCATACCCTTCGTATCCCTTGCTCCTATTGTTGTCTGAATATTAATCAAGTCATTAACGTATTCAAGAACAGGATAAATTCTTGCATCCATCTCCTTTGCCTCATCATCAGTAACATATCCATCCTCAGTTATTTTGATAAAATACGCATCAGCACTATCAATGTGCATTTGTGCCTTATCACTTACCTCTTTCTCTTCAGGCGTTTGATATGTTTTGAGATATGCCCTCCACATCGTGTCGGTGATGTCCTTCTCTTTTTGGATAGCAATTAGGTCAATCTTACCACCCTTTATAACTTTTATTTGGTCTTGGATGGTTGACCCGTAGTAGTCAAATTTCCTGCTTAAATATGGTTGAGGAACCAATCTGTCTTCATAAATACTTGTAGCAGTTTTATTGATAGTGTATTCAACGTACTTTCCGAATCCTGCAACCGATAGTATAATAGCGGTTAGGATTATTAGCAGTATATTCTTCATCGCTTCCTTTTAGGTTTTGGTTGTTCTTTTTTTATGAATGACATGGGGTTTTCTGCAAACTGCCCACTTATTTTAAGAACACCATTTATAATCTCAGGACTATTTAACCCAACCAATCCATAAGCAACTGCCTTATACATCGAGTCCATCTCAAACTGTTCCATGACAAACCAAGCAATCAACGATGCTATCATGG